GCGGTGTCCTGGCTGTTTCCGATCCGCGAAAGAAAGATCACATATCAGACATGGTAGAATTCATCCTCGGCATATCCATCACATTAAACGTGCTTTTTATTATCGGCCTGATTGCCGCGTGGAAATTCCAGAAGAAAATGGCGAAGGCGCAGACAAAACTTGTAAGGAAATCACTTATGACATTCTATAAAAATTTACATCAGGGGCAGGCATGATTATTCCTGACCTATCCAGAGACATTGTCCTCAAATCCATCAAGCAGGAAATCGCCCGTGCTGATGACAAGAACTTAAAACGCCGGATGAAGTTTGTGGACTTCTATGAGGGCGAACATGAGCCGCACATTAAAGATTATTTTCAAAAAGGCATTCAGCTTCCATTATACACATCAAACATCACCAAGCGGATGGTAAACGCCAGATCGCTGGCTTACAAGGAAAGTCCGTTGAGATCGAACGAACGATACAACGACATTCTGCCGAGGGACATTGATTCCAAGATGCGGCAGATGGAAAAGATGACCTTCCTTTTGGGAAGCATGGGGCTTATATCACGATGGGAAGAAGATCACCTTGAATACGACATCCTGCCATACTTCTGGCCGATATTCGTTTCCGGATCAACGGAAGTGAAGGCAGTCTATTATCCGCTTGCCAATTTGAACGACAGGACGAACAGGGTGTATGAGTATTGGTCAGACGAAGAGCATTTCCGTTTCGATCAGAAGGGCAAGGTCTGGAACTTGGATGATGAAGGTGTCAATGTGTACGGACGCATTCCGGTAACATTCGCACACCGCGATCCCGAACTTGTGGATGAATTTTTCCAATGCGGTGCAAGTGATATTGTTTCAGCAAACGAGCATCTTGATATATTGATGCAGCAGATCATGATAGCTGCACGGATTGATTCGCTTGGAATTAAATACGCAACGGGCGTTCATGACGATACGCCGATACGCGCAAGCATTGATGAAGTTATCATGCTTCCGGACGGATCTTCACTCAACAGATTGGAAGGCGGCGATCCGCAGAAACTTCTGAACGTGGCGAAGTCCATCATTCAATCAACGGCACTGAACAATCACCTTGTTGCAAGATTTGTGGATTCAGAAGCGTCATCCGGGATAGCATTAAAAATTGAAAACATTGAAAACTGGGATGCACGCAAAGCATCGGTTAATGACATCTGGCGGCCGTTTGAACACGCACGCTTTCAGCTCGACCGCGAAATTGCATCATTTCACGGCGTAAACATTGACGATGACTATGCTGTTGATTTCGCAGAGCCGGAACAAGTGATGGACAAAGCGGAAGAACGCGCGCATTTCGATTGGATGCTGGCAAACGGATTCATGACCAAGAAGCAAGTGATGAAGTCGATGAACCAGGACAAACTTACCGATGAAGAAATAGACGAAATTTTAACAGAGGCGGAAGTACAGCCTGAAGCACCGTCCTTAGTGGATATTCTGCAAGCATAATGGCAGCGGCATTCAACGAAGAAAAGTTTGGCAAGGCATGGACAAAAGTCCTGGAACTTGTCTCGTCTATGTACGGACGATTTGAGGCGAGCAAACTGCCGCCCGAACAGATTGTAAAAGAACTTATAGACTTGGATATGAAAACATTGCTGCTGGATGATTTCAAGCTGAACGGCGAACTCGGTGCAATTACGAAGAACTATATCAATACGCTCAAAGGCATGGAAGCATTTGCCACCGTTCCGGAAAGCACACTCAATTCATTGATTAAGATGGATGCGGATTTCTTTTCATCCAAGATCGGCGAACAGGCGGAAATCATGAAGCGGCTCATGATCGAATCCATTATCGGAAGGCAAAGTGAAACTGTATTCGCCGAATCATTGCTGAACTTGGGCATGAGTGAAACAACAGCGAATCAGATCGTGAATGATTCCATCAGAAGATTCTCACGCACCGTAACGCGAGACATGGCGAACAATGCGCCGAAGGACAAACTTTACATCTACGACGGACCGGTGGATGACAGGACAAGTGATATTTGTTTAGAGATTTCGGCAGCCGGGCCGATGACAATGGCGGATATTGATTCGCAATTCGGCGACGCTTCCACATCCGGCGGACATTTTAACTGCCGGCATGAATTCGTGCCTTATACGGATGAGGCTCAGTATCCGGAAAAAGATTTAAGAAATCAGGTGGCTGCGCGTGCCTAAAGTTTTACGAGCAAGAGATTTACCGACCGTTCCGTTAAGAAGCTGGAAGGACATCGGCGATCATGCTGCAAACAAGGTGCGTGAATATGTGCGTGGCGGAATCCTGAAGGGCAAGTATTCAAAAGATTACGCCGAAGCAAAAGCAAGCAGAAAAGCAGGGCCGAAGGGTGCATCTATTTCATCCACGCAAACATCATTCGTGGATTTAACGCTGACCGGCAAGATGTTAGGCGAACTGAAGCGGACGAAGGTGGGAAAAGATTTTGTACAGATCGGACTCTCTGGCGTGAATGCGGCAAAAGCGGAATCAAACGCAAGGCGAGGATACGATTTGTTCGACAAGAAAGTTTTGAATCGGATTGAAGCCGATATTGTACACAGAATTGATAAAAGGGTGGATTCAAACGTGAAAGAATATGAGCGTGATTCCATTGAAATCAATATAGGGAAATGAACTCAAACAAGAGGTAAACATGAGTGAACAAGAAGTCAAAGTCCAGGACGAAAAACAGGACACCGGCAATACTGCTGCCGATGAAAAGCAGTCCGTTGATACAGTACCTTACGCACGGTTCAAGGAACTTGTCGATGAAAAGAATACGCTGAAGTCTGAACTCTCGGACATCCGGAAGTCCATCACGGACGAAAAGGAAGCCGGCAAGCTGAAGGATCTGGAAGCAAAGGGCGAATACGACACGGTTGTAAGCGATCTGAATTCCAAACTTGAATCAGCACAGAAAAAGGCGGATGCGTTTGATTCTTACCAGGCGGCACGCAGGGATACGCTTCTTGCGAAACTGCCGGAAGATGACCGTGCAATCTATGAAGACATGCCTCTCGAAAAATTAGAGGCGCATGTAGATAAGGTTGCGACTCGCACATTGAAAATCCAGACAGGAACGCCCGGAAGCGGCGACTTCGGCGGATACGAATCCTTGAAGGAATTCGCGCTGAAGGATCCCAAAGGATACAAGAAGATGCGCGACGAGCAGCAGAAGACATCTATTTGGGGAAATATATTTGATAGTTGATGGCAAAAAAGACACGATTGCAGGCGTGGACGTTGATCCAAACAACGATATTGTTGTTAAGACCGATTCTGAAGGCCAGCCGGACGTTGAGATTTACGGATCGAAAGCGGACCGGATGGATATGGTCGATCTGATGGAAGAGCGTTACGACCGCCGCACGCGTGGCTTGAAACCGCCGGCTAAAAAGTATTTCTCTGGTGTCAATTTTGATGAACATGGAAAAATCATAAAGGATTAACATGGCAGTAACAAAAAAATCTGATATTCAGGCCGGTGAACAAATTCTTGCTGACGCTATTATTGCGTTTCAGGAATCCGGTGTAATGATTCCTCTGGTAACGAGTGCATCTGCACCGAAGGGATCAGGTACAGTATCATTTCCATATTACGGCGCGCCTGCGTCTTCCAATGTAGGCAGCGGTACGGATGGAACGGATTACTCAACAACCACAACCAGAACAGTATCAAAAGCACAGGCGACGATTGCGGAATATATCGTCCGTTCTGACATTACTGATCTGGCAAAGCAGTCCAGCCCTCAGAATTTGACGGGCGATGTCGGACAGATTATCGGTCATGAGCTTGCCTTAAAAGCAGACGATCTACTCGTTTCGCTTTTTAGCGGCTTCTCGCAGACAGAATCATCAGCCGGCACATCACTCACTTTGGCGCATGTATTCGGCGCAAGCCGTCAGCTTCATGCAGCCGGGGCGGCAATGCCGTACAACCTGGTGCTTTCACCGAAAGGCGTGTGGGGACCAAAGGGACTCTTGCAGCTTCTCATCAATACCAATTCCGGAAGCCAGATGGCGGACAATCCGACATCTGCTGAAGCACTTGCAAACGGCTTCGTTGGCCGTGTCGCAGGCGTAGATGTGTATTGGTCAGCAGAAATCGATGAAGACGTATCTTCCGGCGGCGATGCAGCAGCCGGTATGTTTTCAAAGGGTGCTATGGGAATGGGCTTCGGATTTAGCGGTCCGATCTCAATCGAAGAGCAGCGCGATGCTTCGGCACGCGCCACCGAGTATGTCGGTGTCCTGAATGCCGCAGCGGTCGAAATATACGACAACTTCGGCGTTTACATGCTTCACGACGTAAGCTAAACGTCTGTATTGGTTCGGGGCGGCTTGCTGCCGCCTCGATCCGCTAAAAATGAAAGGAATGATTATGTATTTCAAAAAGCCAAACGGAAAAGTCATCGTTTACGATCCGGTGCTTCATGATCTCGGAAGTTTGAAGGACAGATTCGTCGAATGCGACGCTGACGGCAACGAAAAGAAAAAGAAAAAGAAAGCGAAGAAATAAATGGCGGCAAACACAGATTTGACCGGCGACTCAATTTCCGCCACATACACTCAGCTTCTACACATCGGCGATGATAGTGGTATTGAAGCAACAGAACACTATGTAGTGGATGGAAATGGAACTGCCTCGGCATTGAGCTTGGGGACGACTGCGGTGGGAATTGGAACTGCAAGTCCAGGTGGGCTTTTAACAGTTGCCTCAGGTGCATCTGGTGCTACAGCTAGTGCAAACGCAGACGAACTTGTTATAGATGGTGCTACTGGTGGCAAGGTGGGAATTTCAATTTTATCAGGAAATGCATCTGGAGATAGGAGTACTCTATTTTTTGGTTCTGCAGCTGACAGTATAGGAGCATTAGTACAATGGGAATATGATGCACAGTTAATGACTATAGGTACTAATAATGCAGGTGACAGTATTAGATTTGATACTGCAGATGGTACTACATGTATGACTCTTGATTCTAGTCAAAGAGTTGGTATTGGGACTGCGAGTCCTGATAAATTGCTTGAGGTTTCAGGGGCTACAACTCCTACACTTAGGATTACAGATACAACAAGTGCTTCGCATTCCGCTGGGGATGTTCACGGTGCAATCGA